CACCGCTTGTAAACCGTAGAACAAGTGTGCTATAATCAAGACGAAAATAAGACAGCCTGCCGTGACGAATCTACTCGATGAGTAGGTGAAGCGGCAGGAATATCGCCCGACAGTACGAGAAATCGCGGGGCAGACTCACTAAGAGTCTGCCCCGCTTTTTTATTTTAATTTCAAAAATTGGAGGTACTTTCACATGACAGACCAGGTACAGGCTGGACCCGCTGGAACGCAGGGAGTTGCTACCCCGCAGAACCAGACTTCAGCGCAGCCCGCTTCCCCAACAGAAGCAGCGCAGGAGAACACCCAGGCCACAACCCCGCAATATGTCACAGTGGATCAATTATCACAAGTTACAGAACAGATCGTATCTCGCCTGAAACAAAGTGATAAGGACCGCAGCGCACGAATCAACAGCGAGATAGCCGCCATTAGGCAGAGACTTGATGGTACAGGCGTATCACTCGCACCAGAGCAAGAATTGAAACTACGCGAGAAGATCAGCAATGAGATTGATAACCCCCCTGATCAAACGCAGATGGACGCAGGGCAGGCCAGCCCGCAACCAGTAGATCAATTAATTGCCCAATTCGTAGGCGACGTGTTCAGCGAAGTTGGGACTCAAGTAACCGTAACAGACCCCGAATGGAAAGACTTGCAAGCCGTGATCGACGCGACTTACAACGACCCAAAGGGAGCTATCAAGGTTACACGCGCCGCGATTGACGCGGCAACCAAGAAGGCCCAACGTCTTAACTCCAATGCAGGAAATCCCGCCGCAGCTATCGGAGCAGGCGGAGCAAATCCCAGCGGTACGCCCAGCGCCAGCAGCGCAACAGACTTATGGAAGCAGGCGTACAAAACCTAACCTATGGAGGCCAATCATGGCTAACGAATTTACCCTTATGGACTATGAAGCTACTGCCGACAAACCAACCCGCGCAGTAGTACGCACCTGGCGAGAATCAAGCCCGATCCTCGATATGCTGAAATTCAAGACGTCCGACCAATTGACCCAAGAACTTCTGCGCTTCAACGAAGTACCTACCGTCGGATGGCGCAAAATCGGCGAATCGTTCACCCAAACAAAAGTGAACAGCGACCCAATCAAAGAGCGCTTGCACTTCATGGGCGCTAAGATCGACGTACCTTACGAGTACGTCAAAGCTAATTCACTTGTTGATAACCGCGCCATGCAGAGCGAAGCTATTATGAAAGGCGTAGCATTCGGATTCAATGACGCATTTTTCAACAACTCCCCGACAGATGACGAAGATGCGGTAGTAGGACTTTTCTACCGTATCAATAATGACCTGTCAGCAAACCAGCTTCTAAACGCAGGCATTGACGTATCAGCCGATACAGCCCTTGCTAATTGGGCGCATCGCGCCTTTGACGTTGTGGAAGATTTATTGTCCCGCGTAGATGGCAATCCCAGCGACAAAGTTTTATTTATGGGTAACACCCTGTACCAGCGCTTCCAATCCGCCTGCCGCCAATCTAACCTGCTTGATACCGCGACCGATCAGCTAGGGCGCCACTTCCTTACCTATGGTAAAGGTGGGCCCAAGATCATTGACGTAGGTTACAAGGCCGATCAGACAACCAAGATTTTAGGCGACGCCGAATCTACTTCAGCCGCCCTTAGTGGTGGAGCACTTTCCTCGATGTACTGTGTACGCTTCGGCGAACCCTACTTAGCTGGATGGTGCCAAGAAATGCCCTTCGCCGATGATGTCGGCTTGACCGAAGATCGCGTGAACTTCCGCACCGTGGTACGCGCTTCTCTCGGATTGTATATGGCAAGCCCACGCGCCATCGCCCGCGCCTACGGCTGGACCGCTGCATAAGGAGAAACACAATGGACGCCAATACCGTATTACGCGCCGCTTCTGCTGGCAACTTGACCGCGGACGAAAACCTTACAGACTTCGCCCTTGACCCGATGGTACGCCCGATTTACCTGCATACCAATATCCCTTCTGTATCTTCTGGCGATACGTTCAATGTGACCGCAGTTTTCAAAGCAGGCAGCACAACCTTGAAAACTGAAAAGAGCGCCGAGTACTCCACCGCAGGACACAAGGTACTTGAAATCTTCTGCGATGCCCCGACGCTTACCAAGTTATCTGTTACCAACGACGTGACCAAAGACACCAGCGCCGCCGCTTCATTCGGCGCAGTAGTCCAGTGGTTATCTCTCTCCCGCGAATCCTAAACGCGACAGAGAAAAAATAAATGCCTGCCCTAGAAATAGGGCAGGCAATGTAAATAATGCTAACCCTTGCAGATATATCCCTTGCAGTAGCCCGTATCGTTACACCTGAAAATATCATATCAGGCACAGCCACGGCAGGCGCAACAACTTCCCTTACAGATACAGTAAACCTAACCACTGAAACCGCCCGATTCGATAAAGGTATTTTGTGGATCCAAAGCGGAGCTAACAGCGGCAAAGTACTTACTGTAACTGGCAACCCTGCCAATAAACTTGAATTTGCTACACAAACCGACGCCATAGCAATAGGTGATCGATACTCAGTGGCACGCCCCATCTACCCATACAACCAGATCAAGGCCGCAATTATGCAGGCGCTTGATGATACTTTTGTGGAAGGCGAGGACGCAAGCCTTACAGGTGATGGCGAGACATTGGAATTTAATTTACCTAGTGGAGTATGGGACGTGCTAAAGGTACGCATCGAAAGCACAGCATACCCCGAAGGTAATTACTTCAGCGCACATTGGAGAGAGCAGAGCGGAAAGATCAAATTCGATTTTGGGTACGCGCCCGAAGATGATTACAGCATACGCCTATACTTCCGTGATCAACACCCCGAACTAACCGCAGCGACTTCCGAGATCGACTCCGAGATAGATACAAATTGGCTTAAGTACAAGGCAGCCGAAAACCTTTTACTATGGGGCATGGGTATCTATAAAGGCGCAGCAGAATACCGCATCGAGGAACGTATGAACTTAGTACTTGCCCGCATGAAAACCTTATCACCGAGACGAGGCGGACCCATCGTTATTAACAAATCGCCAGGGAGCATATAGAATGCCGATACGTGTATCCCCGACAGAGCAATACCCAACACACCATATCGCGCTAAAGCACCGCAGCGGAAAGCAAATAGGTCTTATTCTCTGTGATGAGCAAGGCGAACCGATAAAGGATATACGCGCAGCTTTCAACAAGATACCCGTAGACACTACCGCACAAAAGCAAACTAGCGGAGCTAGTAGCTATGATCAATTCGAGTATCCCTACTCTCCGATAGTGCAGGACGATTGGAGCGGAGGCCGAGGAAATCCAGACTTTGAAAGAGATAGTACCAAATTCCTAGACGCCTTCCGCGCCAGAACCAGCAGAGCTAATAAAGCATTCGCAGGGCCACAAGAGCAATTCACAAGCGGACTACGCAGCCAGGATCAGAGCACCCCCGAATCGGTAACCTGGCATAAGCTAATGAATAGCCAGCGGTATATATACAGGCGCTTTCAGGCCAGCGCATCATACACCGCAGGACTCGCATGGTTATTAGTACGCAGGAAATCTACCCCAGCAGACTTGACCATAGCCATATACAGCGACAGCGGCGGAAATGTCGGCAGCCTTGCCAGCAGTATTACCGTGGACTATACCCGCCTGCCTGATATTCTCAGTGAGTGGTTATGTGAAACAATCTCGCAATCCCTGTCGAGTGGTTCATATTATTGGCTTGTAGTATACGCAGCAGCAACAGACAGCGAAGATAAACATTGGCTAATAGGTATGAAAGACGCAACGGGCAGTACGTTTTATTCGGAAGATTACGACAGCACGCCCACCGCATTTAGCAAAGATTTATATTTCCGCCTTACCACAGCCAACAGTGAAAAGACCTGCATACCGTTCGACTACAAAGAAGCAAAGTACTTTGTAATCTCAGGTACAACAGGAGCGCCCAGCCTATATATCGCAGGAGATCGAGGCACGGCAGACCCGAACACAGGCGCACTTACCAAACTCAAAGACGCTACAAAGAACTGGACTACGAACGAATGGGTAGGAACAGTGGTAAAGATCATCGACGGACCAGGTTCAGCAGAGGCGCAGCCGTGGAGAGTAGTAGCAAGCAATACGTCAAACGAACTTACCTTTACTGAAACGTGGACGATTGAGCACACTACCGCCACCGAGTACGTTATTTACGGCACCAAGCTAACCGAGATAGCAGGCCACGGATTGACCGCGCCCGTAACTGATGTACTGGTTACTGCTAGAGGTATTATCCTATTTGCACAGGGAGATAGTACGAATATCCGCCGTGCTAAATTCGAGACTTCAGGCGGAGCATGGACGCCAACCTACGCAGACGATGGAACGAATAAGGCAATATTCCTTGACTATAAACCGCAGGCGCAGAAACTTGTAAAGACGAACAACCGCGACGGCAGCAGCCCAAGCGATACAAGCATAGCCCTTGCCGATTTAGTGGAATGGTCCACGGCGTCACATTCATTCGGCACCGCTGTAAAAGTTGGAGATCGATACAGCCGAATTACTGGTACCGTGGTCTACCCCGACGACAACGGCGACGAGGCATTATGGGTATTCAAAGAAGATATACCCTACATTGTGCCAGGCACAGGCAACCCGTACCCATTGACGCTGGAAGAAATGAAAACAATTCGCAGCGAGAAGAACGGACGGAACCCGATAGTACATGGCGTCTATATGTACTTCACGATGGGCTATGGACTTGAACGATACTACGGCGGAACGATTGACGACGTAGGGCCAAACATCGGCGAAGGAATGCCAGCAGATCGACGCGGCGCAATAAATTATATGATCGGATACCCAGGCCGATTCTTTGTATCCATCGATGCGGGCAGTACTGGATACTCATCCGTGCTGGATAGCGGAGGATGGCACGAACGATACCGAGCGCCATTAGGCCAGCGCATATTAGCTATGTCTTTTCAGGTAGTACCAGGCAGTACGCCAGATCGACTATGGATATATCAGGGCAACGACCTGATTATTTTGCCATTCCCCAGCGAGACAACAAACGAACTAGAGGACGAAAATTATAAATTCGCCCCTGAATTTAGTATTACCTTATCCCGTATGCACGCAGGTTTATTCGATGTAATGAAGTTGATTCGCAAGTTGAAACTTCAGACAGAGAACCTTGAAACAGACGAGAGTACAGGCGATCCTATATGTTGGTTCGAGTTGGATTACCGAGTAAACGACGAGACAGAATGGCAGCAGATAGATCAGCGCTTCGATACATCCCCGACCCAAGAGGTAGATTTTATCGACGAATACGGATTAGCAGGGAAGCGCCTGCAATTCCGCATACGTGGATACACCACCGACAACACCAAGACCCCCGTACTTCTGGCAATCGTCGTGAACGCAGTACTACGCACAGACGTTAAGTATATGTATGGTCCATTTAACTTTCGATGTATGGACGAAGAACCCTTGCTAACCCCCAATAAAGGCGTACAAGAAACCGACGACATAAAGACAGCCAGAGGGAAGCAGCAGCAAGTAGAGGACTTTGCAGACGCATCGAGCGACTCCATGCTATACACCGAGAGCGTATCAGACATATTGCATGATCGAATGCTTTTTATGAATACGCCGAACTTCAGGCAGATACTTTTGAAAGACGACCCTACAAACCAGTTTAAGAAAAATGTAATGATCGGTACTGTATCTTTTCAAGAGGCGTAAATGAATGGCACAAAAACTTTTTCGCCTATCGGAGCACAAGCGCCCACGCCGTCCCAAGATGGAAGGCAGCGCACGAGTACAGAAATTACCCAACACCGAGGACAAGCCGCCCTTCTTTGTCCGAGGGATGAAGGCAGGATCGAAAGAAGAATACTGGGTAAGTTTAGCGCTGGACCTGATCGAACAGCAAACGGGCTGGGGATGGGCGTATCAGGTCCCTGTATATGGAGGCCGAACCGTGAGAGGTGGCAACGTGATCGACTTCCTAGTATACACACCTGGCCGATGGACAATGTTAGACCCGAAAGGCCGATACTGGCATACGGGCATCCATGAAGATCAATACGAAATGCAACGGGTAGCAAAGAAAAAGGGATGGGTACTCATTGAATGGTTTACAGATGAAACACCGACCAAACAAGCAGTACTGCAATTCCTTCGCCGAGAACTACACGTAGCTTAAAGGTGAAACCATGACAGTAAAAATTTCAGATTCAGATTATCCAATTGAGTACGACCCGCCGAAAATAGTACGCGGAGCAGATTGGATTGGATGGGCATTCGACCTGATGGAAGATGATAACGTTACGCCTATCAATACCACATCCTACACCGCACAAATGATCATTATGGAAAGTTGGAACGGCGAGACATATAAGACTCTTTCCATCGGCAGCGGTATCACCATGACGGCATTAAGCGGACTATTCAATATCAGCTTAAGTAAGACTGACATCGACGCCCTGAACTTCCGCACCGCTGTATACAAGTTGATTGTCACTGACGACAACGGCGGTATTACCCCGTACTTTATGGGTAAATTAGAGATTATAGGATAACGCTATGATCATCCATGTATACGAAAGATCGAGCAACGTAAATATCAATAGGCAGGTGGTACGGGTACTACGTGTTTATAATCGCAACATCCCCGACGGCATTACCGCTGATGAGTTTACACAAAAGGGAGGTATGCTTGTAGGTTCAGCAGCAGGCGCATTCGCAGAACTAGCGCCAGGGTCAGCAGGGCAGTACCTTACACCAGACCCCGCCCAGCCGTTAGGTTTGAAATGGGCAGTACCATCGCTTACCATCGACGATAGTACAAATTGGCTTATGAATGGCGGATTTAATTTGGCCCAGCGCCAAGCGCCAGGAACATTGACTACAATATCAGACTCGGCTTACGGCCCCGACAGATGGAAGATGACCCGCGAAAATGCAGACCTGCAATATATCAGGCAGGACGCATCGAGCGAAAGCGGGCTAGTATCCCCGTACTATGGGCAATTCAAGAAAATCACGAACGCAGGAAAATTCCTGATATGCCAGCCATTGGAATACTTGGATACCTTGAAGTTTAGAGGCAAGTCAGTAAACTTCCAATTGCAGATGAAAGCCAGCAGCAGCAAGACGATCAAGACCGCTATCGTAGAATTGCAATCAGGCGGAACGGCAGATACCATACCGTCGCTTGTATCCTCATGGAATGCAGACGGAACGGATCCAACACTTGGTACAAACTTGGCAACGATAGGCACGCCATCCACTTGCAGCGTTACGACATCATGGCAGACATTCCAATTTACAGGAACATTCCCCGCATCGTCAAAGAACCTGCTATTAATGGTGTGGACAAATGCAGACTTTTCAGTAAATGATACGCTATCACTAGCGGAAGCAGGTTTATATTTTGGTACGACAATCCGCAGCTGGGTACCACGTCATATCTCACAAGAGATAGCCTTATGCCAGAGATACTACGAGAAAAGCTATAACCTAGATGTTGCGCCAGGCACAGCTAGTAATTATTTAGGTGTGCATTATTTTGTAGCATCAAGTACGAAATTCGACGAGACAATAGAATTTAAGGTAAGAAAGAGAGCAGCCCCGACCATTACGGTTTATTCTCCCGCTACTGGAACTTCAGACGCAGTAAGGAATGTAACTGGTGTAACAGACCTGACAACCATCGACGAGAACAGCAACAACGGCGAATCAAGCTTCTTAGTATATAAGGGAAGTGGAGTAACAGACGGAAGCGAGTATGCTTTTCACTGGACCGCGCCCGCAGAGTTATAAAAAAACTGGAACCGTTCGAGCGGTTCCAGTCCACTTCCCACGGCACGGTAAAGGGCATCTAACCTTACGTTCATGCGTGGCTGATTACTTTTATTATACTTGACATTATAGAACAGATGTACTAAAATCCCAATCGCCGTTAAGAGTATGCCCCCCTCATACACACTGGCGGCCTCAGATTGAACACCTTTATGATGGGGGGTGTGAGCGTCGGAACGAAAACGACTTACCGAAAGCGCACCCCCAAATTTACTCCTCCTTGTTTTGGAAAAATCCCAGCTTATGCCGCTGGGATTTTTCTTTAATCAGGTTTGAATGTAGAGATAATGTCCGCTACTTCTTCATTCAATAGAACGCTATACGTTTTATCGGTAGTGGCTACGGATTCGTGCATCATATTCATTGACATAGCCTTATACTCATCCATGGTCTTAGCACGCTTCAGACCATAGACACCGTGACCATGCCTTATCTTGTGGGGAGATTTACTATCTACGCCAGCCAGCTTGCACAAATCTTGCAGCCCCTGATAGAAACTTCCACGCCTGCCAGTTAGTGGAGCATTCCCCGCCAGATCGTCGCTGATAATATCCATGCCGTCCGAGGTAAGGCGAGTGTACCAAGCAACCCTATCATTATCCACACGAGATCGAATGAAGGTATCCCAATCCGTTATACATTCCAACAGGCGAGGGATGGGGAGAAGATACGTTACAGCAGCTTTACTATTCTTTGTACGGACGCCCCACTCAGGAAGTTGGTATACCCGCATCTTGCCAATGTCCACAGAACGGATAGGCATAGTAACGAACGCACCGCCACGCATCCCCGAAGCAAAGATAAACGCGAGTGCAGCTTTATCACGGCGCAGGCGCAGAGAATTTACAGGAACTTCTAGCACCTTGATTACATCTTCCAACGTCCAGTACTCGCGACTGGCAAGCCTGCTTTTAGGATTGAAACCGCGCCGAACGTGGAGAGACTCAACCCACACAGGCGATAGGGATTTATACCGTGATGGATGTTCTAACCGCATCCATTCAAAAAGACCACGCGCCCAGGTAAGTACCTTCGCCATGTGGACAGGCGATAAAGGTTCAGGCTTGTTATCGTTACGAGCGTGTAATAAATACTCTGGTAAAGTTGGGCGAATTTTTGGAGCATTCTTAAAGTCTACATCGTCAGCCCATTGTAGTATATGCTTCATTGCAACCCAGCCAGAACGCAGAGTAGCAGGATCGTTCTGTATAACATGGTCACGATAATCTAAATACTTTTTTGCAGCTTTCCAATTACTTCTACTGATCATCTTTTACCTTCCGCATAATAACCATGGTCGAACCACAGACCGAGCACGGACCGAATATCTGTACCCTATCCGTGGAAAACTTGCGGCGCTTAGTGATACGCGAAAACTCACGGACCGCGCGGCATCCCACGCAGTACGCTTCATTATCCCCGATGACTTTTTTTACATGCTTGTTAGTTTGCAGCACAGCCATTGCCCAATCACGGAAGGCAGTACCGACAATCCAGAAATTCCCCGCATCGTCCCGCTGGTGAGGTAGGCCAGCGGGGATGTACGATGAGTAAATAGTCTTTGTGCTGATTCCCAATTCCTCTGCTATCTCCGAGGGTTTATATTGCATGTTCAAAAGACGTTCCATTTTGAGCACGGTACCACGAGAAATACGAGGGATTCGACTTTTACTTTTTACCATATAGGCTCACTTTGTTAGGCTAGAGTACAATAAAGGACAAGTGAAAAGTGGGCGACTTGTGGAAAAATAGGTATACTTGTGCGCTGGAGAGGACACAGTAACTATCTCAAATTTCCACAGATTCGCTACTGCTTACAAGGCATAAGCATTCGCGTACTCTATAAGATCAACCACCCGCAAGGGTGGTTTTTTGTTATCAGAAAATGAACTCTAGCACCGTAGTAATTCCGCCTGCTATGAAGAAGGAAGCAAACAACACACCCATCATAAGCAGGCGACGATTGAAACGCGACTTACCACGCAATGGAATATTTACGACCATCCCAAGAAAGGCAGCGACGATAAAGAAAACAAAGATAAAAATATCCATATCCTTAACCAATGAGCGCGATAGGATTTACTTCTTACCCAATGCGCTTGTATGTTCCTGTAAGCCCAATTCGAGGGGCGTACCTTTTCAAGGTGTTCTGTTACGTGGAGTAAGTGCAGGTACGCCAGGAAAATATCTTTTTTTATCTCACTTAATTTTCTTGCCCTTCCGATCATCTTTATCCTCCTGAATAGATAAGAACTCTAGAAAATCTAACGCCCTTTGTTTGTTCTCATCTTTTTGTAACGAGTAATAAAGACTCTCGATACGCCCGAATTTATCATCCCTTTCATTCTCAGGCGGAAGAAGTGAAGCGATACGAAGAACGCTATCAGCAGGAACCTTTAAGGCGTTAGCTATCGATACGGCAAGATCATTGCCGACTAGGCTTATATTAAATTAGCTCTTGACAAGTTAATAAGAGTAAAGTAATATCACCACAATAGCTAATACATCATAAGCAAAGGACAAGAGCGATGAATGGAAAACAACCAAGAACCCCCCCACGTTACAGGCTACGAGAAACAATCTACGAAGGCGAGAAGTTAGAACCATGCTCATTATCACTTACTCGCACCCAAATAAATCACGCTGAAGTACAGGCAGCGCAGCTTTCAATAAGATACCCAGGCGAAGGCTGGAATCGAAGCAAATACGTTCAGATGCTAATTGATCAGGATATTTTGAGAAAGGGAGGGCAGTAACAAGAGATAGAAAAACAAAAAAAGAAAAACGCATTACACGACCTTAAGGAGATACACGATGAACGGAAACCAAAAAGACGGTAACAAGGAAATTGTAAGGTTAGTCGCAACGTACACGAGCAACGACCAACGCAAGCCAGAGACAAGAGAAGTAGAGATACAAGGCGTACATGATGGCAAGGCATTCATTCAGCCTACTTCCTTTGATCCGTGGAACGATGAAGCTATCTACTATCACGGATGGGAAACCAACATCGAGAATATTTCAAATGTCTACGCTGTACGAGCGGATGGAACGCGAGAACTGTTAGGCGATCCACCAGTAAACAAAACGGCTTACACAATTCCTATCGAAATTATAACAAATGTTCTATGAAAACTAAAGAACGAGTTTCCGCCGCCCTACTTGTCCTTAATGCCATTGACGCATGGGAAAAGAAATACCCGCCGTCATACCGTGAACTGTGTGACATGGCAGGGATAAGCAGCACCAGTACCCTGAAATATTGCGCCGACAAACTGGCAACACTTGGATACATCGAGCGCGACCCAGCAAAGGCCCGCAGTATCACGCGCACCACCAAACCAATTGACGAAAAAGATTTTACGCAGAAAGGAAAAGCCGATGCTACAAGCGCAAGTATTCGACAAGCAAACGAAAAGCCTAAAGCACGCGGAGAACTTGAACACGAGCGACCCGCAACAATGCTTACGGGTAATTCAAATCTTATGGGCAGCAGGCGGAAACATCGCCGAGAACATGGCAAAGATACCAATAGCCGACAAAGAAAAGTTATTTGATTATCTGAATGACGAGGCCGCATTCCCAGCCGAGCGGTACACCAAACGGGTAGAAGAAATTCACGAAGCATTAGCGCTGGAACTTGCTTAATAAGCAAACGCCCTGCATAGGGCAGGACGTTTACCAAGCGATGGGCAGGGATAGATAACCTGCACACGCGCAGTATATCACAAGGAGATAAAGCGATGACAGAAGAAAAGAAAGAACCTCAGTGTAATTGCTACGAGTACGTAGGCGATAACCCTGATTGCCCCGTACACGGCAAGAAGGCAGGTAGCAATGATAAACCAGCCGATACCAATACTGAATGATGAGGAAGATAGCGTCGGACATCTTGAAGAAATGCACCCCGAACTAGCAAGGCGCACAGTCAAATGGTACGTGTGTTCAAGATGTTGGTCAGAACTTACGTTACGTGAAACAGATCAAGGCGCATTCGTTGAATGCGTATTATGCGGAGAAGAAACATACGGATACGTTACCCGCAAATGGACCGACACGAAACGAAGTAGCGACCATTACGACGCGATGGAAGTAACAAAGATGCTACAACGCATTGGAGTACTCCCAGCACCAGAGAAACGAAGCACGGCACAACTATTGCACGAACTTGGATACTAGGAGATAGATCATGGCAATCAAAAATATGACCGACAAAGGGCTTTCATTCCCACAGATTGGGATTATCCGCAAAGGTGCAAAGAAAGAACCGAACGGACCAGGTAAAGACCTGCCGTACTTCCGCGTAGACTTCGCCGAGCACGAGAAGAAAAGCGCAGCCGACTTCGCCGCAGCTTACGCAAACAAAGATACAGGGCTATTACAGCCCCGCACCATTCGGATTATCTTGCCGTTCAACGAAATCGCCCGCCAATGGGACGCATGGTATGAAGCCTACACAGCTGGCCGTATGGTAGCAAGAAGCGACGGCGAGAAGATTATCTACCAATGCGCCCACGATGGAACCATACTGGTAAAGGATGGCATCGAAGTAGCGACAGGCTTACCCAAACCTCACCCCGAAGATATGTTCGCAGGGAATGACTACAAAGGCAAAGGCGTGAAATTCAAGGCAGTAGGACGCTTGAATGTGATCATCCCCGAACTGAAACGGGCAGCCTACCTTACCTTACAGACCACTTCCATTCACGACATTACCAATATATCGGCACAACTGGCAGGCTTTTCAGCGCTGAACGGCGGACAGATAGCAGGCATTCCATTCTATCTACGCCGCACCCCGCGCCCCGTAAGCGTACCAAAACCAGACGGCACACGGGTACGCATGATGAAATCCCTAGTATCCATCGAGGCTGATCCTGATTGGGTAGCGCTGAAACTTGACAGCTTGAAAACCCTTGCGCTTCCGAATACTGACTTATTACTCCCAGCGTCAAGCGAAACCGATTTACCCGTAGATGATGAGATCGACGCAGACGCCGAGGAATTGCCAGAATTTGACGAGGCAGCATGAAACGGACCCCCGAACAAATCCGCAAGTACATAAAAGGATTGATGGCAGAAGGCAGACAGCACGCCACGGACAACCAGCGCAAGGTACTTGCCGCAGTATTAGATAAGGTACTTGGAGATAAAACCAAGCGCTATGAACTCTGCGAATACCTGACAGGCGTACCAAGCACGCAGGAAATGGACTATCAGGCAATCGCATTACTCAACTGGTTAGGCGTATCACGCTTCGAGGATGTACCCAGCGACGCAGTACGCGCAGAGATTCACGCCTGCCACACCGCCGCCTTGAAAGCAAAAGGGCAGCTTGAAATGGAAGGCGTAGCATGAGCGCAATACCTGGCGTAATCATCGTAAACCATCCCCCGCGAGAACTTTGCCCAACAGGTGAAATCCCCGAATCAGTTTGCCCCCGATGCGGGCAGCCGCTAATGGTGATCACGAAGAAACAATACCAGTACTTCACGGCGCACCCACAATTTATCGGATGCACGACATACCCCGAATGCGGATTCGCCGCAATCCTGACGGACGAAGTTAGGGAAAAGATGAACAACAAACCAACTATTGAAGTGGACTTTTAGGAGAAACATGCAAACAGCAGCAGAAGAATTACTAGAAAAACTTACCGAGGCATACGCCCGCCGCGACTTGTTGAATATTGACAAGAAGAATGCCGTACCTGTAGACGTTCAAAAAGTGCTGAATGAAATCGCCGCCGAGTTTGATCCGCAAATCCATGACGTGGAGAGCAAAATAGCCGAACTCGAAGAACAGGTGAAGCAAGCCGTACTCCAAGAAGGCGATACCGTGAGAGGCGGAGCATTGCAAGCCGTCTATTCCAAGCCCCGCGTAACGTGGGACAGTAAGCAGCTTGACGGCTTAATGATCGTTATTCCTGAATTGGCACAAGCCCGCAGAGTAGGGCAGCCGAGCGTATCAATTCGCAAGATTGGAGGCTAACAATGGCTAATACATTCGGCAAGCGCGTGCAATGCTCTGGTAATTGTGGCACATGGGTACTTCCAGAAAAGGGAGAATGCCGAAAGTGCAAACGGATGCGAAAGCACGCAGGGCTAAAGCATATCTCCAAATCCATGAAGGGCAATACTTTCAACGCGAAGGTACACCGCGCATGGGAAAGCATGAAAAGCAAATTTGCCCGCGTAAAAAGTATTCAGTGGAATCGCCCCAAGCGCTTTGTACGAGGCTTGACGTTCAGAGATAAAGGAACGCGCCGCCCATCGTTCATGGATATTTTCAAATAACAAAACTACAAGGGGAATGGGCAGCCCCATTCCCCGAAGGAGTATAACGATGACATTCAATATCAATACCCCTGAAAGAGTAAAGACGCAGCTTGTCTATATCCTGAGAACCTACCACGTAGGGCAAGGCAAGGCGATCAAGAAGCGCGATTTACTACGAGAGATATTCGGGCAATCCGTAGCAGAAGATGAAAGCTACAACAACTTACAAGACCGCCAGCTACGCGATGCGATCAATAAAGCCAACAACGAAGAAGGAGCGCTTATCTGTTCATCGGCACGGTTAGGTTACTGGTGGGCAGCCAGCATGAGCGACGGAGTAGGAGCAATTGAGGAAAACAAAAGCCGTGCAATGACTCAACTTGCGAACGTGAGCGCCTTAGAAAAGAACCTGCAAAAAGAGTACGGCGGACAATTGGAATTGCTATGAGTAGACGCGAACAACAGATAGGCCAGATTGGGCAGAACCACGCAGCCACGGCGCTTAGATCAGCAGGCGTAAACATGGTAGAGAAAATCGGCACGCCCGTAAAACTCATACCGCTAGGATCCGTTCGAGGACGGCAGGCATTTCAGGTAATCTACGGCGAGAAAGTATCAGGCGACCACCGAGGGATTATGCCAAACGGCACCAGCGTACTTGCCGAGACAAAGACCATCTTAGACCGCAACCTACGGTACAGCGATTTACGAGAGCACCAGCCCGAACGCCTGACAGAGCACCACGAGAACAAAGGAATTGCCCTGCTTGTATGGGTACATAGCACAGGTATCTATATTATGCGATGGCCTATCCCGTTATTCGTAAGAGGTAAAAGCCTTACACCTGAACAAGCACAACAATTACATATTGAAAAGTTATAAGGAAACCCAAGCGATGAGTAAACACTTAGCACTATTTCAAACACAACCGCGCCAGCCGTTCGATACGGTACTTGTACGAGATTGCCAGCGAATGAACACGGCGCTTGAAAAATTCGCAGAACTATTCGCAGACGTAGACAAGATCAACCGCGAAAGCCTGAAAGGTTTACAGAACGCATTACGTGACGCAGGACGCGCCGACCTTGCCGACAAAGTAGCAGGATGGTTAGAGTAATGCCAAGAAAAAACGATAAACCTACTGATACCAAGTGGTTTGATGAGGCATGTATTGTCTGTATCAGGAATACAACTATCGAAGAACGCCAGAAAATAGCAATTGAATGGTGTGTAAATATCAGGAACCGAACAGCATACGAAGGATTTGCACAAGCCCGCGACCTAGTACCCGCCGCCCTGATAACTGTATGCCTAATTGAAGTAGATCATCCGCTTGTTGTTTACCCTAACTTGTCATTGAAGGCGCAATCACTAGCAGGAGCAAGCATAGATATATTGCAAGCGGAACTTAAAAACGAGGTTGTACCCATACCAGTAGTTGTACACAGCCCCTGTGTACAAACTCCACTTGTACACAGGCAAAGCGATAAAGTGAATGGTTGAAGTGACTTGTACACAATTCAAGTTAGGTTGTACCCACCTGTACCCTTTTGGATTGTGTACAAGTAGAGGCTTGTTTTACGAATAGGTTATACGAAAAAACACACTTGTACCCATTGTACACAGCCCCTAATACTACATACTAAGAAGCATATCTTATATATACAAAGGTTACTTAAAAATGAACACACCCAAAATCGAAAACGAAGAACCGAACATAGATCAGCTTATTGCCATCGGAGGAATCCGAGACATGGACCGCGACCAAGCTAAAGCATTCCTTGACCAGAAGCGTACCTTTATTGCAGGCAGAGGAATTGCCGCAGAATATAAAAGCCTTGCATTCGAGTACTCAGAGATCGGAGAGGAAGGAACAGCAGCAGAACTTATCGAGGCAGCGAAGAAGATCGAGGCGCAGAATGATTAGGCCATTACACACCATCCCCGCCAGCATGGAAAGCGACATCGCAGAGGCATTCGATGAATGGATAAATGAGCAGGATCAGGAAACAAAAGAGATAGCACGCCTGCACCTGTATAACCTACGCGCCAATATGAATCATCCAGGATTCGGCGAGAAGGCAGCGAAATGCCTGCTTGCCATTACCTACCTGAAAGTAGATAGCCACTTACGCAAAGCAGCGAGGACAGCATGAAGAACAAGACCTTTAACTTTTTTGATTGGATTACCGATGGCTTAGATCGGTTTGAATTGTCCTACGTGACATTCCTTACAAAGATATTGCCCCTGATCATCCCTATTCCTACGGCAATCCAGACGCGAGTACACGTAACAGAGCACTTAGGATACACGCCAACGCAAGGCGTTATCGTCGCCGCGATTGTAGAATTTTTTGGGTACGCATCCCTGTATAAAGCCTTGCAGTTTGCAGAGCACAACCGCAAGTACACAGCAGAGAAGAACCGAGCGCCGTTCACATTCGCAATATTCATATACGCTTTTTATCTTGCAGTTGTGATTACGTTCAACGTGTTACCAGAACTGGCAACCGATAAGCCGAGCTACATTATCGCTATGAATATCCTTATGGCCTTGCTATCCATCCCAGGTGGAGCGCTTGCAGGTATCAGCGCCATTCATACCGAACGGAAAGAGGCAATGAAGCGCGGGAAAAACGGAACAGAACAGCCAGAGAGAACAGAGAACACTACCGTTCTGAGAACACAACAGAGAACGCCTCGCGTTCTGAGAACACAAACAGAGAACGTTCTTAGAACAGATGACGAGAGGCAGATAGGCTTTCCAGTGAGAACAGACATGCGCGAAAACGTAAAAAGATTTGTAATGTCTGTGCGAGAAATGGAGAATAGAACCCCCGGAGTACGTGAGGTAGCGAGAGCGGTAGGATGTGCGCCAAGCTACGCGCACACTGTAATAAAGAACATGAAGGAGAGTGAAAATGTTTGAGCCTAATAACGAAATGGGAGTAGTTGTCTACTTCGCGCAGATAGCAAGCCAGATAAACTATGAGATCGTAAGTATTCAAGCAGCTTTTCCCGATGCAGTTATTAGGGATATAACAAGCGGAAAAGAGTACCGCGTAGAGTTTGAATATTGGGCAAGCAATTTTATTGCACACCGCCACGATGTGCGTAACTGTGACCTGATTATTTGTTGGGTAAATGACCTTGACGAGCAATTCCCTTTGACTATTTGGGAGTTATCTTCAATGCCAATGAATAGTTTTTCGGTACAAGATGTAGCAGAAGATCAGAAGGAGATTGCTTATCTACGATCAGAAAATAAATACCTACGCCGACAAATAAACAAGCAACGGACAGAGGCGGATTACGAGATCATAGAAGAAAGTAATAAAAGCGATGGCGACCCACCAGACCCAAACGGAGATAAGGAATGTTGAATAAACCAGTAGACGAAAACAACAACCCGCACCCCGACGCCCTACAACAGTACATGAGATTACGAAAGATGTTTACAGAGCAGCAATTATCGCAGGTACTAAACGGCATCGAGAGAGTATGTGAGCGCAGCATTGACCGTGACGAGCACCAGACAATCGCCATCGTTTTTATTAAGGGACGCCCGCGACACCTGAAGGCATCGGACGACTTGGAGCTAAGACCATGAAGCATGAATCATCATGGCGCACACACGCCCGCAAAGTTATACGGCGAGTACTCGCAGAGAACGCAGGCAAGAGCGAGAAGGAAATACGCAAGGCGATCAGCGACGCATACCCATTCGGAGAAAGGAAGTGTCACCCTCCAGCAGATCCAAATCAGGGAGTCTTGTTGTGACCAATGTACTACCCAAGACACGCCCCGACCTGACGAGTTATCGCATCTACATAGATGTACTACTTGAAAGGTTAAATCAAGATGCAGTTTATAAAGTCCATTGCGGACTTGATAAAATTGCTGATCGAAAAGGCAATGAAAGAGTATTGCCCCGATGTAGAGATCAAACCAAAGCGGAAGCGATATGAGACATGGAAGTTTTGATTATGAGAATTTCTATGTACATTCCGCTCAAACCATAGTTCGGCGCTCCGTGCGCAAGGAGTAAATAGGTTATGGCTATCTACGAGTTGGAAGATAAAGACGGTTGTCCTAATTGCCATCATCAAGTTTCGATATGGCTTGGCTTTTCGAGTGTCGATAATGACGGCGTGCATCTTGCATATCGTTGCCCAAATTGTGGTTTTGAAACATGCGACTACATTCCAGATGTAGATGACATTGTGCCCGCTAAAATCGCTTGGCGTCGTGAGCCTGATGGTGTAATAACTTGGTATCTCAAAGAGGTGCAGAATGGCTAAAAAGTTTTTCACCTCAATCTGGTTTATTTGGTTCGCATCATACATCCTGCTTGTTATCGCAGTAGGGATTTACACGAATAATGGTGCTTTGCGCGGTCGTTGTACTCGCCTACCGATTGAAAGGAGTAGTCATGGAATTACAAACGAAATATCTCGCAGAAAAATCAATTGAATTGAAAACATGCAAGCAACTTTTGCTAGAAGCCAATGAGTTATTACGCTCGGCTTATGCCATAGCGCAACGAGATGGCGAGCAAACAAATTGGGAGGCGTTTCGCGCTCAATTACAAAAAGCGTTACAAGCCCAGCATGAAAGCGGGCTAACACAGCGCGCACCCGACTTGTGGGATTCTGCGCCGCTGGAAGAAGAATCCACACCCGAAGCGGATACACCCGCCGAAGTTTTATCCACCCCGCCCACAAGCGGGTAGCGCAAGCCGTTGGGCAGACCCATTGCCCGCAAGAAAGGTTGAAAATGGATATAAAAGAACAACTAAAAAGTAAGTCGCTCAGTGAATTGTTTATGCTCATTCGCAACGGAAGTGGCGCAATGGCTTTATCCGCCAGCGAAGAAATTGAACGGCGTTTGTCTGCCCAACACACGCTTGCAGGCGGACTTGCTTGTAAATGTGCCAAAGTTAGGTTTTATCCTGATGAAAATGTTTTCGATGAAGCGTGTCCCATTCACGGCACGCAAGCCGCTAAAGCGTAACCCGTTGGGCGGCTCTCGCTCAACGAAGTCACGAAAGGAAAATAATATGCCTGTTTTGAATTATCACAGAGAAGTAAAAGACATGCCCGATATGAGCAAACTTCAAAAATGTGATACTTGTGGTGTAGAGCAAATCGGCAACCGCATGTATTATTCACATCCCAAGAAAAGCAAAATTGAAGTCATTTGCCGCACTTGTTTCATAAGCCATCCAAGCCGCCCAACAAAGCGTGCACCTGACGCTGGGGATTCTGCGGCGTCCCAAGAAGTTCCTCCGCAGTCAGGCGAATCTCAAATCGAACAGTTACCCGCCGCCACCCAGCGCAGGTAACGCAAACCGTTAGCCCGCTGTATTGCATGGCGGTCTACTTGAAAGGATAAATCATGAAAATCAGTCAAGTTACGAAATACACATGCGAAATTTGCGGAGCCACATATTCCACACCAGAAAAAGCGGAATTGTGCGAAACTCGCAAACTGTCAGGTGATAAGGACGTGAAGGTTGGCGATGTCGTTCTTATCACTGGCGGCGAAGGTTCTGGTCATCTGGCAAAGGTCACAAATATCGGTGTTTGCGATAAAGAATACGGTCACTATGCTTGGGAGCGTTATTGGCACACAGTCTATGTCACCGCCGATTTGATTGGTCATTGGGGTTCGCGTGTCCTGCTTTTCGATCAATACGAAACAGTGAGCGCGGGCTAACACCGCGTGCAGCGGATGATGGGTATGCGTGCCGTTTGCAGGCATTATCCACACTTTTAGTTTATCCCGTTCGCGGTAGTTGGTTCTCGCCCATCACCGCTAACGCAAACCGTTAGGTGCTAAATGCGTATTCTTGATCTGTTCGCTGGCAAAGGTGGTGAAATGCGACGCGCTGAAATTGAACAGCGCGGGCATGAATACATCACGCTTGATATTGATAGTAAGTTTGGTTGTGATCTCACGGCTGATATTTTCGATATGTCCGCCGAGAAGTTAGGGTATTTCGATTTTGTATGGGCATCTGTGCCATGTGAAGCCTTTAGCGTAGCGGCAATCGGTCATCATTGGGGCGGTGGTCACAGAGCATATTTACCAAAAACGCCACACGCGGAACTGTCTCAAAGGTTGGTCATTCATACCTTGCAAATTATCTCGGACATGAAACCGAAAGCGTACATCATCGAAAATCCTCGCGGAGTACTTCGCAAAATGCCATTCATGCAGAGCCTACCACGAACCACAATTACTTATTGTCAGTATGGTGATAGTCGCATGAAACCAACTGATCTATGGGGAGTTGTCCCAAACTGGCAACCTCGCCCGATGTGTAAGAATGGCGCAAGTTGCCATGTGTCCGCCCCGCGTGGTTCACGAACAGGCACGCAGGGCATGAAGAATGCTGCTGATCGCGCAGTTGTCCCACAAGAGTTATGGTCTAGCATGTTGGACGCGCTTGAAGTTGAGAGCGCACCTAACAAAAGCATGCACCTGACCGCTTTCAGCGTAGGCACTCCCGCAGTTTATCCCCTGCAAAGTAATCTCTTTGCGGATGTACCGCCCGCTACAAACGGCGGCGGGTAAAGCAAACCGTTGGAAAGCCGAGCATGAGAGTCTTGATAGCATGTGAGTTTAGCGGCACTGTCCGCAAAGAGTTTGAAGCGTTAGGGCATGAAGCCTGGTCGTGTGACCTGCTCCCGTCTGATGTACCTGGTAATCACTATCAAGGCGATGTTCGGGACATGCTCACCGAGCAATGGGATTTAATGATAGCGCATCCGCCTTGTACCCGCCTTTGTAATTCTGGCGTGTGTTGGCTTGAAAAGCGTAACCTTTGGGAAGATATGCGCGAAGGTGCGGAGTTTTTCAAAATGCTATTGAATGCTCCAATTGAGAAAATAGCCGTAGAAAATCCCATCATGCACAAGTACGCCCGCGAAATTATCGGCGTGAAATATTCGCAGATAATCCAGCCCTGGCAATTTGGTCACGGAGAAACGAAAGCCACTTGTTTATGGCTAAAGAATCTCCCGCTTTTACAACCGTCAAACATTGTTGCTGGCAGAGAACAGCGGTTACATAAATTACCGCCCTCGCCTGATCGGTGGCGCGAAAGGTCAAAGACATTCCCTGGCATTGCTCAAGCAATGGCGCAACAGTGGGGAACCCCTTGCTTTCCAACACCGCGTGTACCTGACGTGTGGCGGGCTGCGGTAATATATAGCAACCGCATCACCGCTTGATAATCAGAACATCCGTGCTATAATACAAAAGTAAATCACGCCCGACAGTACGCACTATGCGCGGGGCAGGTCTAACAGACCTGCCCCGCTTGCGTTTTAAGGGCGAAACCAAAAACTAACAGGAGAATCCCCATGGAAAATTTTAACTTTGTAATTGATGTAGCTTTTGTTATCGCAGCCGTCGCGTTTTTTAAGCAGCAGTTTAGCTTGAAGGGATGGTACGCCATCTTGTCCGCCTTTGTTGCTACTCTGTTTGTCGCATTCCTTCCCGACTTGGTGGCGCTTTTCCCACAATCAGCCTTCGCCGTGGAAAAGATCGTGATCATTGTGAAACTTTTCTTGTCCGCCCCTGGCTTGTTTGATGCAGCCGTAGATATTGGCACAAAGATTAAGTTAGCAGCCGCAGGCTAACAGTACCCACCACGAGGCGGGGAGAAATCCCCGCCTTACTTGGAGTATATATGGAGCTATGGGCAATAGTGATAGCGTCGTTAATATCCCCCCTGTTTTTAAAACTTACTGAATATGTACTCAATAAGAGTAGTCAGAAAGAGCGTGACGCCGCGCTTAAAAACAAGGAGCGTGACGACAAAATAACCGCACTTGGTAAACGAGTAGACGAACTGAGAGCCGACAATATAAAGTTGACTCTTAAGACGGAAACCCAGCAACTAACTATCGATAGACTTGAAGCACAGGCAGCGATTGATAAGCAAACGATTATCACGCAGGCCCAGCAGATCGTAGAGCTACGGGCAGAAGTAGGAGTACGCGACGGCAGAATACTTGAACTTGAACACCGAGTAAACCTACTAGCCGAAAGCGGGGCAGCAAGTGGCAACTAAGAAGGCAGCTAACAGCCAAACAACAGCCAAAAAGCCACGCGGAAAAGGCAAGCCATTCCTTCCGAACACGCCAGAGAGTATTGATGAACGGATAAACAGGACAGGCGCACCGAAGCGAGGCGCAAGCCTGAAGGAAATATACGACTACTACGACAAGTACACATCGGAAGAAATCGCAGCGATGCTACCGCCAGGCGACTTGAAGCGCAGGTATCAGCAGATGCAGAAGGGCATACTACTGAAAGACCTAAAGGCGCTAACGATAAACGCAGCAATTATCTTTGATCCAACGCCAGGCTTGATACGTGAATACCACGAGCGCACCGATGGCAAGGTACCAGACAAGGTACAGCATGAAGGAACGTTGAACGTGGAAGGATTACAGGAAACTTTGAAGAAGGTATATAGTGCAACCAACAATACAAGTGACTCCTGAAATCGAGCGCATGGCAATAGCTATGCGCGACGCTCATTTACCAATTGACCAGGCCGAACGGTTTATAAGCGCTGGATATGTACCGCTGGAAGGTATGCTACCTTTCCACGCCCACGCCAGAGAAGCAGATAAGTCAGGCGGTCCAGAATGGATAGCACTTGGAGGGAAGCGCGGACCAGGTAAGAGCCATACGATCATGGCGCAGGTAGGCTTAGATGATTGCCAGCGAGTGAACGGGCTAAAGGTTTTATTTCTACGCAAGATACAAAAGAGCGCAGCAGAATCCCTTGAAGATGTAGTACTAAAAGTATTCGCCTTTACACCACACACCCCGAAGATGGACGGCGTAGAGTTTCCGAATGGCAGCCGTATCATTATCGGAGGCTTTAAGGACGAGAAGGACATAGAAAAGTACTTAGGCATCGAGTATGACGTTATCGTAATCGAGGAAGCAACACAGATTACCGAGACAAAGAAAGAGAAACTACGCGGCAGCTTGCGTACATCCAAACCAAACTGGCGACCACGTATATACCTATCCACGAACGCGGATGGCGTCGGCTTGTTATGGTTTAAGAAGATGTTTGTAGAACCATCCCGCAAAGGTATCAAAGGTATTACACGGTTCCTTGACGTGACCCATATTCGCAACCCGTTTGTAAATGCAGAGTATGAAGCATGGCTTGACGGATTGACAGGAGCACTACGCAAGGCATGGAAAGATGGAGATTGGGACGCATTCGCAGGCATGGCATTCCCTAACTTCAGCTATGAGCGCCACGTTATCAAGCCGTTCGAGATACCCGATGAATGGATAAAGTGGAGAGCGGTAGACGAAGGGACAGCCGCGCCCTTTTGTTGTCTCTGGTTTACACGCGATCCAGGCACACGCCGAATATATATCTATCGAGAAGTGTACCAAGCTGGACTTACATCGAAACAGCAGGCAGAACGCATCGTAGAAATGACACTACCCAGCGAACAGATTGCTTTTACCTATGCCGACCCCGCCTTATGGATAACAAAGAACCGAGCAGGCGAAGTATTCAGCAGCGCAGATGAGTACAAAAAGTATGGCGTACCACTTACCAAAGGCGACAATGACAGGCTATCAGGTAAGCGTAAGGTAGACAGCGCACTAGCAGACATCGGCGACGGCGAACCAGGTATGCAGTTAGTAGATACATGCACACACGCCATAGAGCAATTATCCACACTGGCAAGGGACGAGCGCAACCCCGAAGATGTAGACACCCGCGCCGAAGATCATGCCTACGACCCTATACGTTATGGACTCACGAACGAAAAGAAAACGCAGGAGCGACCACGACCACCGCAGGCATTCGTACACCCACTGGCAAACATGAAAGGAATATAGAGTATGCCTATCACACGAGAACAGATCGACGAGATCAAAAAACGCGCCACCACACTTGTAACCACATACGGCGAACGAGGTAATTTATTCGAGCGCTTCCGCAAAATGTTCACAATGGAGAACATGGAAAAGCCGAAAGATCAGAACGTAGATAAGGGAGATTGGGCATTAACCACCAGCCCAGCCAGCCGCAATGAAGTAACAGGAATGAAACGCCTGCTTGATACTGCCGAATTGCAGGTAAAGGTACTGGAAGGACGGCAGACGTCCCAATTTTCAAACATGATCGAGAGCGGATTGAAACGAATGCTTGATATATCAGGCGAAGGAAAAGAAGCCCGGCCAGAGAGCGACGCCATGTTTAGCGCAGTACTGTACGGTCCAGTAGTGTTAGCAGCTGAAGCACTAAAGGACTCGCTTGCCGTAAAAGATATACCCAGCTACAAGCGTATGCACTTGGAGAAGCAGGCCAAGCGCAGCCCCTTTATTATCCGCACCCTGAATCCCGAAGAAAGCTATATCGAGAGGGACGAGGGACTTATCACTATGCACTTGTGGAAGTACAAACTACTTGGCAGCAAACTGAAAAGCAGATGGGCAGTAGAGGCGTCGGCTACCACTGAGTACACGGTATACGATGTATTCACCCCTGAACATCGCGTAGTATGGGCAGACGGAATCGCTAAAGAACTGTTTGCAGATTCGCACCCCTTGAAGTGTGTACCAATTGCCAGCAGCACAGCAGGCGGTACCGAACTATTCCACAAGCCAGAGGAACGGGTAAACAGCTTCTTAGCGACAAAGGCGAAGGCGGAACTTGATAAGCGCGAGAACATGGTACTTACTGCCATCTTTACGCAGATCAAACGCCGCGGATTACTCGGAGCTATGTACTGGATTGACCCTGAGAACGCGCCAGAAACCATCGATATAAACTACGCTAACGGCATCATGTGGGCAAAGGGCAAGGTCACATCGGTAAATGAGAAGATCATTGACCCAATCGTTATGCAGGCCAAGCAGATACTTGATGAGTTGAGCGGAGAGAGCACCATACGCAGCCAAACACTCGGAGAGAATATCAACGGCGCAACATTCAGCGCCCTTGCCATGCTATCAAGTGCAGGGAAATTGCCAATGGTGGACAGCCAGCGGGCATTATCCGCCGCATTCCGTGACCTGTTTTTGCATATCTTGTACCGTATCAAGACAGAGGTAATCGATAACCCCTTGATACCGCCGACACAGATACCCGACGACTTGGATATAGAAGTAACGTTCGAGCCGAAACTACCACAAGACAACCTACGGAACGCGCAGGTAGCAGGTGCATTGGGCGATAAGGTAAGTAGAGAATGGATACATACAAACTTATTGCAGATCAATGACACCCCAGCAATGGATAAGCAAATCGCCAAAGAAAGAATCAAGAGCGCCATGCTGGAAAACCTTGCACAGAATCCACAGATCATGCAGCAACTTATGGCGGCAATCCTTCCACAACCCAAGCAACCGCAGACCCCGCCGACCCAGCCACAGCAAGGCCCAGCGCCAGATCAAATGCAACCGCAAGATATGGGAATGCAGCAAGGCGGTCCACAATTACCACCAGGACTTGACCCCGCTATGATGGCGCAAATGATGGGACAAGGTGGAGGAATGGAGCAAATGCCACAGACAGGCCCAATGATACCGCCCCAAGAAAGGATGTAGATCATGTATACACCCAAGCAGACTACATTCATTGACGATATGAAGGACGTAATCCTTGAAGCGCAGGCCGAAGTAATGGAGATAGTACGCGAGACATTACAGGAAGCACTAGCCCCACAAGCAAAGCAGGCCGCACTTGGTAAATGGGCAAGCATGTCAGCAGACGAGAAAGAACAATTCAAAGCAGAACGCCCGCAGGATTACGCAGCACTATTCCGGAAAGGCTAACCGTATGAAAAAAGTACTTGCGACAGTACTACTAATTATCTTATTGGAGGTAACTACTATGGCAACAGGAGCAAGCAAACAGACTCAGGCAATGAAGCCAGCGCAGCAGCAACAGCAACCCAAAGTACCAGTATGGATGAACGGCGCATACAACAACGCCCCGCAGACCCAGCAACAGGTACAGCAACAGCAGGCAGGCAGCAAGAATAAAGACACGCTTGCCAACAGCGGACCGAAGCGGAACGATGCACTACGCAACAACCAAGACGCAGGGAAGAATAACGATCAAGTCAGATTATCCCAGCGCCCCGCGTGGATGGATGTAGTAGATGCTATATCAGGAGCAGCGGCAGGCGGTACAGGCGTAGCACTTGGATACCAAGACGCCGTGCTCAACGCTATGACAGGCGCAGCATTCAATAACTACTTACACAGCAAGAACAAAGACGGCATGGGACCAGGTAGCCCGATGAAGAACCTTAACACGTTGGGCAGAATGTCAGGCCGAAACATGGACGGGCAAGGCGCACCAGGTACTATGGACCCTGCACTTATCGCCGCACAGAACGCAGCAGCAGGCGGAGGCGGATTCGGTACAGGCTACGGCGGAAACTGGCGACGTGGTGGAGGTGGTGGAGGCGGCGGAGGTGGTGGATGGTACGACAACCAGAACCCGTACTCTGAATGGTTGAAAATCGCTATGGGTTTGAATAGCTGGAATATCAAGTAACTAAATTATCCCGGAGCTGATATGGCGAGAACATTAAATAATACAGGCATGGCGGGGAGATTACGACAAATTCAAGAGCAACAGCAAGGCAATGGAGGCGGAGAAGGACAACCGCAGCCACAGCCTAACGCGCCACAATTGAACGCAGCCGCATTGAAGAATAGGCGAGTAACGATGGGAAGAACGCCGACCCCACCGCCAGCCCCGCAGCCTATCAGACTCGGAGATTATCAAGCAACCAGCAGCGCGATTGACCCGCGTAATATCGTTCAGCTACCAACACAGCAGAACGATTTACAAGCACGCCTTCAGGCATCCATACCCAGCGTAACAGCGCCACGATCATACACGCCCAGCGCACAAGATAGCGGCGCAAGTTGGGTAGATATGTCGGCGGAACAACGCGCAAGCATTCTGTCAGACCCCGACTTTTACAAGAGTAATGCAATCACCAAGTACGACGCAGCCACCCAGCAGCAGATACTTGCCGACCCTAGTTTTAATTGGGACAACCTACCGAAATGGCAGAGGTGGTATTACTCGCTTTCATCCAACCCCGCAGCGATGGGAGCAGTACAAGGCTTAGTAATGGGAGCAGGAAACCCAGGCGGCGCTATCCTCGGAGGTACTTTAGGATGGGCATCCAGTGTATTAGGCTATGACCCGAATAAAGAATTTTGGCAGCAAGGAGATAGTAAGTTTACATTCGACGCCAACCAAGCACAGGAAGCAGCACGCGGAGCATTCGGCCTACTCAATTGGAGCGCGGAGCAAGTAGAAAAGGGAATCGGTTTGGGTGTGCAGGCGGCGGCATCCATCGCCAACCCTGAGAAGTACGGCACGCTTAAGGATGTATTCACGAAGGAAGGATGGAACGCAGGCAGTATCGTTTTTGAGAACCTATCGCAGAACATTAGCGGAGCGCAGCAAGTATTACTCGGAGCGTTACAGTCAGGCGATCCACTAGGATACATCGAGGAACTTCACGCAAACGCCCCTAAAGGTAGTGTGCTGGAAAAGGCATTACTTGGAGCGGTAGGATATGTATCACTTCCAACAGACATTATGCTAGGCGCACAAGATAGAGTCACAGTAGACGACTCCAACTTCTTACAGCGCATGGCAGATATTCGCAATCAGGTAAAGGATGGGCAGAACTACCGAGAGGTAATGAGCCAGATGCAAACTGGCATACTTGCACAGGTAGGCGATATGGCAGGGCAAGGTATTGCGGATCCGCTCAACTTTGTAGGACAGGCAAAGGCGAAGGCAGGCGAAGTAACAGCACGCATATCAGGCGACAAGATAGCAGCCGAAGCATTCAGCCAGGCAGAAGGATACTTCGATGCACAGAAGCGCATACAGAATATCGTAAAAAATCCCGCCGAAGCGCTGAAGATCGACCCGAATTACAAAGTAAACGAGATGGGATGGATTACCAAAGCGCTTGCCGACCTTACACCAGAAGGCAAGATCAAAGGTGGTTTACTTCCATCGGCAGGCGCACTACTGGACTACACCCCGCCCAAGAAAAATATCATGGGATTTATTGAAAGTATGACCAGCCTTACCTCTGAAAGCAGGGCCAGAGTAGGGCAGGATTTACTTGTAAGAAATCTCGGATCAGTTATGGCGTCATACTTTGGAGGCACAGACGTAAAGGGATTCGCTGAATGGTGGAAGGCATTTAGTAATGGCGACATGACGCAGAGCGCCGAACTATCTAACGCGATGGCACAATCCCCCGAATTTTATACAGTACTGCCAGCAGCAAAGGGATTCGACATCGGCGGACGGCTTGCATTATGGGAACAATCAGAGCCTGCACGCATGGCAGTATCCCGTATTGCCGACGTATTGGGAGAGAACCCGACTACCTTTATTGAGGACTTGACCAAGCGCGGAACTGGACCAGAGGACTTCGCCCGCGTAACCGAACTACTCAAACAATCCAACGCACCCGAAGCAAGGGCATTACTCGCAGAGATCGAGGCAGGCAGGTTTACAGCAGCCGACCTAACCGACGCAGTAAAAGCATTCAGCGACGGCAGCGTACCTTTCCACCCTGGTCAATGGATGGCGGAAACACTGGACGCAATCAAAGACCATTACGACCAATGGGCAGTAGATCATTTTAAGTTAGAGGAAGAAGCGCGTAAGACTTTATTCAGAGTATCAGCCGTAATGAAATCGGCGCAATCTATTCTCTTACTTGGAGCGAACCCAGGTTACTTTATCAGCAATGTACTGCCGACCATGGTTACTCGCGCAGCTTCAGGCGTATACGGATACATGACGCCTACCGCTATTGACAACTTCTTTTCACGCATGGGATTCTCTCTTGAAGATGGATTCGCACCCAGCCGATTAGAAGAAGGCGTAGGACCAAGCGGCATGATCGACCAGACCAGACAGACAGGCGACGCCATCCGAGAAGCTACATTAGGCAAAGGAAAACTTACCGACATTCAGCGGGCATTAGGCAAGATCGGTAGCGCTATGCCATTCAATAAACTATCGCGCCTGCTTGAAGGATACGAAGGCAAGCAGGCTTACGCCATCGGCATTAAGAAATTTTGGGGCGAGTCATGGCGCAGAGGTACAGGATTCCGAGAGATACCGAAGGCGCTACTTACTGAATTGACCAACACCGTAGGGCCACGCGCAGCCGAAATGCTTTACGCGAATATCGAAAGCGGCATGACGAAAGCCGAGATAATGAACATCGTAAACGAGCGCAGCAGCCAGATCAAAAGCCGCGGACTTGTGAACGAGGCAGCGCAAGCCTTGAATATCCCAGCCAGTAAAGCAGCTTCGATGCTTGAACAAATGGGCGTACTTGACCAGCTAGACGCCAACCTAAAGAACGCCACCACACAAGGACGAGTAGAAGCAGCATTCAAGAAGGCACGCGAAACAGCGCAAGCGGAGATCGACCGACAGGCCAGCCGTGACGCTATTGCACGTATCGAGCACATCATGAATCGCATTCAGACCGAAGGTCCGAAGGCTATTACTGATTTAATTATGGATACCGAAATGCAGAGCGTAGAAAAATGGATGGACCATTACGAGCGCATGGGAGAAGCGGCGGAAGCCATGGACTCCATAGCCGACGCCGACGCACGAAGTAAATTATGGTCACTGAAATACGCCGAGAGCAACGCCGAGTACCGCAGGCATTCAGCAGTACGAGGTAGTACTTACTTAGGTATCCTAAAGGCAATGGGACTTGATGCAGGAGAAGCAGGCCGAGGATGGTTATCTACCATCGGCGACACGGACCGCGTACTTGATAACGCATATCGAACCATGCGCGACTTACGCGACGAACATTTTAGGAAGTGGAATAACGATTGGGACAACCCGCGCCAGGCAATGGAACGCGGACAGATCGAGAGCAAGATCAATCAAGTATGGAAAGACGCCACCAAAACCGAAACCCGCAACCTTGCAAAGATGGGAGAATTTTTGGCCCTTCAGTACGAACAGCTATTCGGAGCAGAGGCAGGCGAGGCGGCACGCCAGGCATGGGAACAGATCAGCGCATTCAGAAAAGAAATGGTCACACGCCGCGACGACTTCCGAGCATCCCTTGAAGGTGTACCCGCGGCACGTCGGCAGGTAATGAGTAAGGAATTTTGGCAGAACAATTACAACTATATGGTTATCGAGATGGGACGTATCAAGCAAGAAGCCATCTCAAACCTTGACCGCATAGCAAGGAACGGCGGAGATCAGACCACACGAGGCGCAGGCACAGACCCGAACAATCCACAAGGCGGAGCACCGAACGTTAACCCCGAACTGGAAGCACTACGCCAGCAGGCACAAGAACGAGCACGCATTCAAAAAGAAAAGGTGAATGCTATATGGGATATTGCCGAACAGTACAGTAAAAAGCTTGCGAACAATAGCAGCAACTTCGACAGAGGATACCAGTACGATAAGCTACACCTTGAAGCCACACTACGCAAGGCAGAGTACGGAGGCGACCCCACCATTAAGGACTTGAAAGACGCAGCAGAACGCCTTACACCAGAGCAGATCAAAGAGATTTTAGACAACCGCGAGAACGTGAAAAGCAATGAGGCAGCAGCTTACGCAGAGGCGCAGGCCCAGCGATTCGCCCAAGAAATGCAGGACGCAGCACGCCGAGCAGCCAACCGCAAGACCGCCGAGAACCTAACCATATTGCAGAACATTCGCAAGCGAGGCGGTATTGATATTGCATCATGGATGAATTTTGGAGATAAGCCCGAAGGTTATCAGCCAGGCGTATTCTCACGCGAAGGTAAGAACCGTTGGGCATTAGATCAGATGGCGCAGCTACTTGCCGACGATGGGTATCCTATTGACGTGAACGACCCCGCAGACGTCGGCGGTATAAACCAGCTTATTGACTTGGTACAACGAGCACGAGCAGGCAAGGAAATATTCCCAGCAGGCCACGAGTTTATTATCGACGAAGCAGTAAACAAAGCACAGGCAGACTACATCGAGCAGATGGCGAAAGAAAATACATTCGACGCCGACCAATGGCTTGACGATTCTCTTATCGCATCGATTACCAAAGACCGTGCAGCAATGGATAGCCTGATCGAGAACCTACCAGACGAATTGCTTGACCAGAATATCACGGCACAGGAAACCTACCGAGAGTACATAGAGCGCGTATCAAGTGAGATCGATACCAACCTTGCCAGCGATGAGCAGGTAATGAACATTGCAGAGAACCAGGTCCGAGCGGAGGCAGCAGTAAAGCAGCAGGAAGCAACCGCAAATACCACCATGACGCGCCAGCTATTCCGCGAGAGATTGCAAGAAGCATTCGGATTGAATGAGGACATGACGGATACCGTTATGAACATTACCGACGCACGCGCCGAGAGTTGGGCAGCTATTGAAGGCGGTACAGCAGATGATTGGTACGCCACGAGGATAGCGGATGTAGTAAAGGATGGAGGTAATGCCGACCTTGCACAAGAAGCATGGCATGGCAGCCCGTACAAGTTCGACCAATTTACTCTTGACCACATGGGCAGCGGAGAGGGAGCGCAGGCGTATGGATGGGGCTTGTACTTCGCTGGGGATAGAGCAGTAGCAGATTGGTATAGAAAGAAGCTGTCAGGAGAAGGTACACAAAGATGGGAATACTTCTTCAAAGGTAATAAACTTGAAGAAGGTAGCCCACAGCACCATGCCGCAGGGCTTGTGTTGAACAGCGGCAAAAGCCTTGCGTCACTTCGCAAGGAAGTAATGGGTTGGATAACAGAAGCGCAGAGTAAAGTAGGTTGGGATAAAGAGATAAGCGGATGGCAACAGACCCTTGATATTTTGAATGAAGCCACAAGCAAAAAGGACTTTATCGAAAAGAAGCCAACCGGCCAACTCTACAAGGTGGAAATCCCTGACGAGAATTACTTGCTATGGGATAAGCCACTGAGTGAGCAGCCGGAGAGTGTAAGAAATGCTATTACGGAATTGGTGAAAAACACACTAGACGACAGGATAAATAACGAACCTGATTACCATAAGGCAAGCCAGTTATCCAAATACGAAATTTATAAAAATGGAAACTATGAAGCAGTTGTATTTGATGGCGCATATTACGACAACGGGCAGGCTTTATATAAACTTTTAGAAAACACTTTGCAGAGCGACAAAGCCGCCAGCCTTGCCCTGAAAGAAGCAGGGATAAACGGTATCCAGTACCTTGACGGAAGCAGCCGAGGCAAAGGAGAAGGCAGCTACAATTACGTTATCTTTGATGATGCAGCTATTCAGATCAAAGAGACATACTACCAAGCAGAGACACAGGCCATAGGTCCAGACGGACGCCCAGTAAATGCTAAAGGTGGTGTGCAATTCCTTGATGATGGCAAGGCGATTATCCGTGCATTCCAGGCGGGCGACGTATCCACAGCCGTACACGAGATAGGCCACATATTCCGCCGTGACCTACAAGGCACCGACCTTGCGATTATCGAGAGTTGGGCAGAAGTAAAGAATGGGCAATGGACGCGAGAGGCGGAAGAAAAATTCGCACGAGGATTCGAGAAGTATTTAGCCGACGGATCCGCGCCGACGCCTAAACTAAAAATGGTATTCGAGAAATTCAAAACGTGGATGGTAAATATCTACCGTACCATTACGGGCAGCCCCATCGACATAGAACTTAACGCAGCTGTAAAAGAAGTGTTTGACCGCCTGCTTGTCGGCAATGAAAGAGTAAAGCAAGTAGACGTAGGCGACATGCTAACCCAGCTAGGCTATGACCCCAAGACATACTACCTGAATGAATCGGGCAGGATTGTACGCCGTCCAGAGTTGAATATCAGAGTAGATCAGACAGCCCGCACACAGGCAGCCGACGAGATCATAGGCAACATGCAGGAGAAACTTAACGCCCTGAAGCGCGGCGAACCTGTACGAGTTGGACAGACCGTAGACCCAGCCACACCCACGCCACCCAAGAACACCAGCACTTGGAAGATGAACTACGAAGAATACAAGGCGTCACTATTGCAGGAGCAAAAGGACTTTGCTACCCGCCGAATTGAACAGATCAAGCGCGGAGAATTTAGGGATAACTTACACATCGACGAGGCAAAAGAACTTGCCCGCATGGAAGCAATGTTATCTCGCAATACCGTATCTTATGAAATGTTCGGCGACTCCCGCGAGAGCTACCGCAAGTCAATTGAAAAGGCGCTGATCGATAACCAGCCTGTACCTGATGAGATCAAGCAGGCGTATTATGCTATGGGGAAGGAAGGCAACTTAAGCCAGGCAGAGTATAAGAACTTGCAGCAGGCAGGCAGGACGCCAGAGAAGATCGGAATCGGTAAGGATAATTCGCAGCCAGAGACTCTATTCCAGGAAGCTGATCCACGTATGCCAATAGGCGGATACGAGGAAGCGGCAGGATGGCTACCGCAATCTCAGGTAATGGATGAGGGATGGAACAGCGAAGTACAGCCGCTACTTGATAAGATGCAGGAAGCAGCGACCAACCGCCTGAAAAATCCGCAGATGGACGGCGCTTATAAAGACCTATCCCCCGAAGGTCAAAGGATGTTACAGCAGTACTTGAATGGCGTAACAAACGACATGGCAAGTACCAAGATGGCAGCCCAGCGATGGGGAGCACAGAAGCGCGACGATGTAGGATTGAACTACAACAAGCGGTACGGATTCGATAAGATGCTTGATGTAGTATTCCCTTACCAGTTTTTCTATACGCGATCCATGATGACATGGGCGCAGAGAGCCTTAGATCATCCCGCATGGTTGAGTAACTACGCCCGTATTCGACGCCAGCAGGACCGCTACGAGAACAACTTACCCGAACGCCTACGCGGAAAAATGCGAATCGATGCGCCGTGGCTACCTGATTGGATGGGCGATGGCCTTTACATTGACCCACTTTCAGTACTGTTTACCCCGCATAACTTCTTACGCCCGTTCGAGCAAATGAGCAAAGATAGGAACATGCAGGTAATTGAAGCCGAACGTATCTTGCAGGAATGGGCAGCGGACGGCGTAGTACCGCAAGACCAGATCGTACAGGCAGCACAGACACGAAGCGGCAGCACATGGGAACGCGCCATAGCCGAAGCAAAGTTACGCAGGGAAGCGGAGATCAGCAACCCCATGGACTTTGTAAGTACGATGTTCGGCCCAGCATGGTACCTAACCACGCCAGCAAAGCTATTGAACATCGGCAAGGATGGACCGCAGACATTGACTGAATTGCCACTTACCCGCACAGCCCGCGCCGTGGACACCGTGACTAATAACACATGGGCAGAACCCATCGGTAATATTGTCGGCTTGCTTGCCAAACCTGAAGAAGCATTCAGGGAGGCGGCGGACCTGCCTAAATTCGGAGAGTATGGCGACTACTACACAGACAGAGCAATAGCCAACATGGTAGCAGAAGGATTGATTACCTCTGAAGATGCACAGATAGCCATGATCGAAAGGCAGGGAGAGATATTCAACCAGGCACAGGAGCGCGTAAAGTTAGAGCTTGCCATGCGTGTACCGCTTGCAGGACTCTTATACGCTGGACTGAATGAAGGCGTAGCAGCGGCAGCACAGGCGGCAGCGCCATCATTATTCGGCGCAGGTATCCTACCTGAAGGCGAACTTAAATACCGAGGCTTGAAGCAAGAATGGAATGAAGCATGGGCAAAGCGTGACGCAGGCGACACCCAGGCGATTAACCGATTCTTTGAAAAGCACCCCGAATATGAAGCCTACTTAGCGAAGGGCAAAGAACCGCAAGACAGACTCCGAACATTCCTTATTGGGCAGATATGGGATGGGTATATGCAACTTGGAGAGACAGACCGCAAGCAGGCCACCGCTGATATGGGCGACCTATTCAAGCAGGCATTCATAAATCCAGAGACACGAGCGTATGATACTCTCGACATCGATACCCTTACCCAATGGGCGCAGATGGTGAACAAGCGAGTACCAAACGTGGAGCAGACCGCGCCAGCCATCGCCAACCCCCGCAAGGTGAACTATCTACCGCAGGACGTGACAGCCGTTACAGATACGTTCTTCAGCCAGCGCAAGAGACTATACGGCGACTACTACGAATTGGAGCAGGGATACTACAACCTGCCGAGATCAGAACGCGCCAGCTATCTTATAGCAAATCCGAAGCTTAAGAACTATTGGGAATGGAAGGACGGATGGTATCAGAGATACCCCGACCTTGTACCAGTGTTCAAAGGCCAGGTATTCAAACGCATCGACACCAGCACTTGGCCCATTGGATTAGAGGATTACGTTAGCGCCTACGCACTTGGAGGCGAGAAGCTACCCAATGGCGCATATAAAGCCTTGCAGCAAGTTTGGATAAATGAAGGTATGCCAATGGGCGACCTAGATACATGGTTGAAATCTCAGGTAGTACCTGCCATGATGTACCAGGAAGGCGCAATAGAAACGCCATGAGAACCGTAGCAATTGTGGGACGTGGTAAGACCTGCCAACATGCACCCTTCGATAATCCCGAAGTGGATATATGGGCATTCAACGATAACGCCATGACCCTACACAAAGAGAAACGTATAACCGCAATGCTGGAAATGCACCCCGATTGGGCAGACGCCGAGAGATTGAACGGATTGCCAGGCATGGACGAGTACAGGACATGGCTACAACAACCGCACGACTTCCCAATATATACGCATGGATTAGATCGGCGCATTCCTGCCAGCGTACCGTACCCACTGGAAAAGATACAGAGAGTCTTTCAGTGTACCTTTTGGAAGGGCAACGATGAAGTAAAAGACTTCTATACTTCGACTACCCCGCTTGCAATAGCCCTTGCCATCCTTCACGCATACAGGCGCATTGAATTGTACGGCGTGGAATTGACCCAAGAAACCGAGTACAGAGAGCACAGGGATTCGGTATTCTTTTGGATTGGCAGGGCTACGGCGATGGGTATAAAGGTAGGCATACACGAGGACAGCAAACTTTACAGGTCGGCGCTTTATCCAATTCGTTTATAATAGAACGCATGAGCGAAAGGAAAAGCGATGATACCTTTTTCGACAATAGACGAAGTAAAAGAATCACACAGGCGAAATGATTTACTATATCGCAGATGGTTCAGCGAAAATATAGTTAGGTTCTACGGCGGTCCGATGAATGGTAATGTATTAGAAGTAGATCGAACGCACGACCATTTATATATTGCTTGCGCCCCTGTTATGCAATTCGATATACATTCAATAGACATAGATAAAATAGAAGTACCAGTGGCACGATACAGGCGCATTGTGGATACCTTTATCGTTTACCCGCAGGGCATGAATATCTTATACGCCTACGTCTTTTCAGGGAT